GATGTTCTTGTTTTATCCGATGGCATCGATCCTCGGATTGGGACCTGTTCGTTAGATTAAAATCATTTGCATAATATATGACTAAATGTGCAGAAGTTAAGGTCAATCCTAGCCCAGCAACAGCGGGATTACCTACAAAAAACCGTACTGGATGTTTGGGATTTTGAAAATTAGTGACAATGTCGTTACGTTCATCGTCAGAAGTGTCCCCGAAATATGATACGGCGGAGCTAGGGCCATACTTCTCGTTAAGAGTTCGAGTGATCTCTAAGATATCATGTCTAAACCTAGACCAGATGATTACTTTACCAGAACTCTCCTCAATAATATCAAGCACGGCATTCATTCGAGTAGACGGAAAGGTCAACATCTCCCCATCATCTGTCTTCAAGTGTCCAGACATGACCTGTTGTAGGCGTAACATCTGAGTGATTACAGCGGGAGCCGTGACTAACTCTCCCTCATCGAGTAAGACCATAGCATGGCGGCGAATACTTTCGTACATCTCTAGCTGTTGTTTACTTAATGTAACATACCTGGTCGTATATATTTTCTTTGGTAGATCCAAACAATCTTTTTTCAATACTCGATACGAAAACAAATCTATCTTGGATGTTAACTCATCCAAATTTCTGTATCCTATGACCTGTTGGAAAGCTTGAGCTCCCATCTTCATTTGTTTTACCACCGCATACCTACCTCTGAATGCATAATAGTTATCATAACCCAAGATCCCAGGTTCGAGGAACTCGGCTTGAGCATAGATATCCAGAGGAGAGTTTGTAATAGGTGATCCAGTTAGTATTCTTTTATACTCGAACTGAGCGGACACCTTATGCAGGGCCTTGGTTCTTTTAGCTTGAGGATTTTTAATTGTTGTGCTCTCATCAACCGCAATCATACCATGTTTACCGTATCTTTTTGCCAACCAATCCCCCGCTTGCTTACCTTTTAGTGACGAAAAAGCCTCAACATTCATAACAAAGATAGTAAGACCACAATAATTTTCTTTGACTGACGCTAACTCTGCTTTTTGTTTCTTATTTGGTGCTGCAACCCATCTAATTACTCGATAATGCACATCTTCTGACATATGGTCTGGTATTTCTCGTTGAATCCAATTACGATACACGCCCTTGGGGGCAATAATCAAAGCGAAGTTTACTTTACCTTCTTGAAACAACATACCTAGATTGTCGATTAGCATTTTCGATTTTCCAGTTCCCATTTCGCACAAGAAAGCAAAGCCTTTTTTGTCTTCCGCTCTTTCCAATGCGGTATACTGATGGTCAAAAGGTTTAGTTTTAAATTTGTAGTTGACAGTCATCTATTCCTCCATTTATAGTTGATTTTACGGAAGACACAATCCCGTGTCAACCAATTTAACCTGAGAAGGAATAAATCTATGGAAATCTTTGAAGATTACTATGATGAAGCTGATGCAGTATCACAAGTCAATACTGAAACAGCAAAAAATTTAAGTGGCTTGGTGCGAAACCTCAGAAAAGTAGAAGATCAGATCGAGGACGCAGAACAACATGTCAAAGAACTGAAGAGGGCAAAGCAAAAGCTTTCAACCGAAACAATACCCGCTCTAATGGATGAGATGGGTCTTGAGCGATTGGATGTGGATGGCATGACAGTTCAAAGAAAGTTGATTGTTCATGCCTCGATACCCAAAGATCGTACTGATGAGGCCCATGCCTGGCTACGAGAGAATAAATATGATGACATTATAAAGAATGATGTCACTTGTTCTTTTGGCAAAGGCGAGGACAACATGGCGGGAGATGTCGTAGGTATGCTCGAGGAGCGAGGATTCTACCCCAAAACCAAAACCCATGTACACTCATCCACTCTAAAGGCCTTTGTTAAAGGTCTTGTCGAGGGAGGAAAGCCTGTCGATCTTGAATTGTTCGGGGCTTATGTTAATAATGCAGCTGAAATACGGAGGAAATAACTATGAATGATATAACAAAAACCAAAGGAACCGCGATGTCTACTGAAGTGATGGACGATATCTTTGAAAGTGCTGGAGAGGGAGCAAGCTTTGACAGTAGTGAGATGCAGATCCCATTTGTCAGGCTTATCCAGGCTCTGTCACCCCAGATCTCAAAAAAGAAACCTGAGTTTATTGAGGGTGCGTCACAAGGAGATGCGTTTAACACCGTTACGAAAGAGTTTTGGGATGGAGAACAAGGTCTTACCGTTGTGCCGTGCTTCCAAACAACAAAGTATCTGGAGTTCGTACCTCGAGAGAGCGGCGGAGGGTTCCAAGGAGAGATCGCACCAGACGATCCTTTAATACAACAGGCCACGCGGACTGGTGCAAAGGAGATCTTACCTAGTGGCAATGAGCTCGTTAAGTCGGATCAGCATTTCTGTTTGATTGTTGGTGAGGATGGGTCTTTCCAACCCGCGATCATTGATATGAAATCTACTCAGCTAAAGGTCAGTCGTAATTGGAAGACTATGATTGCGATGCAAAAAGTAGATCATCCTACTAAAGGTAAGGTCACCCCTGCGGTATTTGCTACTAAGTGGAAACTATCTTCCATCGAGCAAAGCAATGACAAAGGTACGTTTGCCAATTGGCAAGTTGAAAAGATAGGTCTTGTTGATAATCGAGATCTATTGATGGAGGCCAAAGCTTTCCGCTCAAGCGTGGCGGCAGGCGAAGTTAAAGCTGCACCAGAGGAGTCTCCTAGCTCCGCTGTTAACGGAGATGAAATACCGTTTTAAATGTAGCACGGTGGCGGAGAGGGGATGCTCCGCCACTTTTTCTAGGAGATACTAATGTCGAATGCAAAAAGATTATTGGAAGCCTTTGAAGGATCTTCCCTAGCTCACGGTAGAACTACCGTGGGGCGTGTTGGACGCAATGGGAAGACAGACGCTAAGTACACAGTGCTTCGAGAACCTCTTACTGAAACAGTAATGCAACATCATATTGATGGTAAGCAAGGTGTGAACTCAATCCCCATCAATGCAGACAATCAATGTAAGTTTGGTGTTCTTGATATTGACATATATGATTTAGACTTAGGCGAATTAAATAAAAAGATTAAAAAATTAAAGCTTCCCCTTTTCCAATGTCGATCCAAGTCAGGTGGAGCTCACCTGTTTTTATTCTTAAAGGATTGGGAGCCAGCGGCTTTGGTACGAGAGTACCTACTCGAGATGTCTGTTGTGTTAGGATACGCTAGTGATTGCGAGATCTTCCCAAAGCAAGACAAGATTATGGCTGACCGGGGGGATGTTGGTAGTCATATCAACGTACCGTACTTCAATGCAGAACAAACCATGCGTTATTGTTTCGATAGCCAGGGCCAGGCGATGGAGTTGGAGGAGTTTCTAACCGCAGTTGAGAAGGGTCGAGTATCAATATCCGAACTGAATGAGATGGATCTTGGTGGTAAAAGGGAAAGTTTTACGGACGGACCGTATTGTTTAGAAGTAATGACCAGTCTTGGGAAAGTTTCAAAGTACAGAAACATATTTATGTTTGCGGTTGGTGTGTATTGCCGAATGAAGTGGCCTGATGATTGGAAGAAACACCATGAAGAATACAACCGACAGTTTTGTTCACCCGCTCTCCCCTCAAGGGAGGTGGTAGATATCCAGGGATCACTAGAGAAGAAAGAATATTTCTATCAGTGTGACCAATGTCCATTAAAAGATCATTGCGATAAGGATCTATGTAAGACCAGACCCTATGGGGTGGGTAACGATGCCTTGGATCTTCCTACGATGGGAGGTCTAACGATTATAAAATCTCAACCTCGACTTTACTTTATGGATGTTGAAGGCAAACGTGTGGAACTATCCACGGATCAATTAGTTAACCAGGGCCTTTGGGCAAAGGCATGTGTAGAACAGATCAGTTACTTCCCATCTATGATGAAGCCAAGCAAATGGAACTCAACAATAAACCAGATGTTACAAGAGGGAACCTACTTAGAGGTGACCGAAGAGTTTACATATCACGGACAGTTTAAAGATCATCTTAGAAACTATTGTACAAGTCGAGTACGCGCTATGTCCCCTGATGAGATCCAGATGGGCAAGCCCTGGACCGAGGGCGGAGTTACTAAATTCACAATCAATGGTCTAATGGAATATCTAAATAGACAAGATTGGAAACACTGGTCCAAGGCTCAAGTACAAGAGGGTATTAAAGCATTGAACGATGACGGTGATGGTGTGGGACACCAGAACATAATGAGAGGCGGCAAACGAACTTCGATTAGAGTTTGGTTTGTTCCTTCTTTTGAACCAGAAGAACTTGAAACAATCACAAAGAGAATGATGATGACAAAATCCCCTTCTGAGAAACTGATACCTGTTAGCGAAGTTGCTGACTGGTTAGGTGTATCCAGATCCACTATTTATAAGTGGGTAGAACTAGAAAAATTTCCGCCGCCCTTGATCCTTGGAATCGAGGGAGATGGTAAGAGGAGTGCAAGCAGATGGTATAAGTCTGAAGTCACCGCTTGGTTAGAAGATCGACCGCGTGGTATACAACATGGGCTCTAGTACTCTGATCTTTGGACCTCCTGGTTGCGGCAAGACTTACACTCTTATTGAGAGCGTTAAGGAGGCCCTAGCTGAAGGCACGTCTCCAGATCGTATAGCGTTTGTATCTTTTACAAAGAAGGCGGTGCGTGAAGCTACGGATAGAGCCTGTGCTGCGTTTAACCTGACGGAGAAAGATCTACCTTATTTTAGAACACTACACTCTATGGCCTTTAGAGGGCTTGGATTGCAGTCTTCTGATATGCTTGGTCGAGATGATTGGAGAATCTTAGGGAACCAACTTGGTTTAATCTTTGATGGAGTAAGCGGAGTATCTCCAGACGATGGAATGATTATGCCTTTGCCGATTGGTAAGGGAGACACCTATCATCAGTTAATGACAAGAGCTCGATACAAAATGATTTCTTTTGAAAAAGAATACAACCAACATGGAGACCGGGATATGTATTTTCCACTCCTAGAAAGGATTGAGAAAATTGTTTCTACTTACAAACAGGAAAACACTAAGTATGACTTCGTTGATTTGATAGAACTATACATACAATCTGTTATGCCTCCCTCGTTAGATCTATTGATTGTTGATGAGGCACAAGATCTGACACCGTTGCAATGGGAAATGGTAAAGACAATAAGCTCGAATGCGAAGAAGGTTTTATATGCGGGAGATGATGACCAGGCGATCCACCGATGGACAGGTGTTGATGTACGGTTATTCCTAGGGTGCAGCGATCAAAAAGAAATACTTACTCAGAGTTATAGATTACCAGTGTCAGTGCATCGTTTGTCTCAGCACTTGGTGCATAGGATAGATGAGAGACAAGAAAAAGAATTTAAACCTACCGAGGATCGAGGGTCTGTAAACTTTCACAGACAGATACGAGAACTTGATTTCTCCACAGGATCATGGACGTTGATGGCTCGAACCAATGCAATGGTACGAGAGTGGGGGGAGTTGCTACAGGCCGAAGGTCTTTTGTATTCTATAAAAGGTAGGAGTAGTATTAGCCAATCCACGGCAGAAGTGATTACTTCGTGGAAAAAATTACAGAGGGGAGAACATTTACCTCTTGCATCTGTTGTTAAACTCTACGAAAATGTCCCCAAGATGGGAGATTTCAAAGTAGTGAAACGAGGTTCGAGCAACCTATTACAGGCCGTTGATCCTGAAAGCCTCCTGTCTTACGAAGATCTTAAAGAAAAATATGGAATGGAAGCACCCAAGGACCGAGATGCGATGGACGTGGCTCGACTAGGCACTCATGATAAGCTTTACTTTGAGGCTATTGAGCGGAGAGGCGAGGACATTCTGGACGAACCTAGGATTAAACTGTCAACCTTTCATGCCATGAAGGGGGGAGAAGATGATAATTGTGTGGTATCTTTATCAAGCACTCGAGCATGTGCTGAGAATAGAAACCAAGACGATGAGCACCGTGCATTTTATGTTGGCGTAACGAGAGCTAAGAAAAATCTGCACATAATTGAGTCCGATAAAAAATACAGGTATATGGTATGAAAGGAAATAAAATGAAATATGCGATATTATATGTAGCGGCAATTGTTGCCGTTAATTATGGGTTTTCTGTTATAAAACCTTGGTTTGTGTTTGGTGCGGCTTTACCGCCAATGACCTTTTTAGTTGGAGCTGTCTTTATTTTAAGGGACTACGCACAAAAAGATTTAGGTCATTATGTTTGGGCTCCAATGGCAGTCGGTATTTTACTTAGTTACCTAATGGCTGATCCATTTATAGCGATTGCTTCAGCATTGGCTTTTATAGTTTCAGAAACAACAGATTGGGCTGTGTACACTAAAACAAAAAGACCTATGAAAGATAGGATACTTTTATCTTCCGCGATATCTGTTCCAATTGATAGCCTTGTCTTTTTGGTTGTTGCAGGATTTTTTGGTTGGACAGCATTTTTTGTAATGGTTGTTTCTAAAATGATTGCGTCAGTTATTGTTTGGTTATCTTTAAAATGATTCATTATCACGGCACTCCCTTAACACCTAACTCTGAATTGTTAAAGATGGCTGGAAAACACTTTTGTGTTAGTTATGCCAATCCAGAAAATGCAGATTGGTGTTTTAAGAATTCTCAATCTGTTATGTGGGATAATGGTGCGTTTACTTCTTACACACAAGGTCAAGAATTTAATTTAAAAGGTTTTATATCTTGGGTTGAGGAGTTTCTTTATCCCCCGCATTGGGGAGTAGTTCCTGATATAATTGGTGGAACAGTGGAGGATCAAAAGAAATTAATGCATGAATGGCCTTACTCTAAAGAACTTTCTGCCCCTGTTTGGCATATGAATTTACCCATTGACTGGCTACTTGAAATTGCAGACAATTATCCACGGTTTTGTTTTGGTTCTTCTGGACAATATTGGCAAGTTGGTTCTGAGGCTTGGTGTAGACGATGCGACGAAGCTTGGAATGAACTAACCAGAAGGAATTATCGACCTTGGGTACATATGATGAGGGGACTTTCTTTATGTGGGGATGTTTGGCCTTTTGCTTCTGCCGATAGTACAAATGTTGCTAGAAACTTTAAGAATATAGGTCATCAAGTTTGTCCAGAGAGAATGGCAAGAAGAATTGATTCTATTCAAAGTTGGAAGAAGTGGTCAATAAAAGAAACACAATTGTCTTTAATATAGGGAATCAATATGAAAAGAGAAGAGTTATTACAAAAAGCAGAATCCTTGGTCAACGGTCCGAGAGCCAAGCATTATGGAGATGCTTACGAAAACCATGAGCGTATCGCCAAGTTATGGTCTGTAGTGTTAGGGGTAGACATAACTGTTGCCCAAGTTTATCTTTGCCTAAACCAATTGAAGGTATCAAGACTTATTGAAACCCCTGATCATGAAGACTCTTGGGTGGACATAGCTGGATATGCAGCTTTAGGTGGAGAGAAATGGAACGAGTAGATCCCATTATATCTTGGTGGAGTGCGGGCGTGACGAGTGCGGTTGCTACTAAACTTGCCATAGATAAGTATGGATCTGATGCCGTCCGACCTATGTACTTTCAAATAGATAGTGCTCA